TCCAAAAGGGCGACTTCGGTCGCCTTTTTTGTGCTCTACTCTAGTCTACTCTATCGCTCTACTCTATCGCTCTACTCAATCCGTCGCCTCTATCTATCCCTGTCCCATTCTATCCTTCCCCTCCCTCCGTCCGTCCGTCCGTCTTTCGCAAATAATAAATAACTTAACTAACTTAATAAGATCTTTTAACTTATATAACCTAAATACATAAATTAAATTAATTAAATTAATTCTTTACTTATTATCTTAAATAGCGTTATAATTAGCGTATGAAAAATAATAACAAGGTTAACGCACCTAAAAGCGTTGCGGTTGATACAACCAAGAAACAAAATGTATCACAATTTAAGGCTAGACAAACAAGAGCTAGACTTAATGATAAACAGCTAATCAGTATTAATACTGAGAAAGCTCAGGTAGTATTTGATACTATGCCTACGCAAGTTCAATTACTAATTATGAATATAGACCAAATCTGTATTGACAATGATAAGTGTTCATTACTTATGTTAAATAACAGGTGGTCTGATGAGTATGACTATGAGCAAGACGCAAGTACAGTTCTAGCACATTACTTATCTAAGTTTGCTAACCTAGGTAATAAAACTTATAAAGGTTTTACTAGCGAAGAACTTAATATATTTAACATAGGTTAAAACTTAACCTAATCATCTAAGGGGCTTTCTAGCCCCTTTTTTATATCTACTCTATTACTTATATTTACTAACGCTTATACGCTACCCTAGTACCCCCTAGACCTACGCTAGCGTCCTCACCCTCCGCCGCACCTTAGTGTCAGCCTCAAAATCCTTTCTACTTTACAAATAAGTCCCTAGTAAAAAAATTTTGCGAAAAAAATTTTTACGTTTATACTTTTGTTATGTCAACTGACCCTAGAACAAGAGAATACAACAGAAGATTAGCTGAACTAGAAAATCTTATCACTGATAATCGTTTAGTTTCTAAAGAAGCACAGATGAGTTCATTAAGTGGTGAAGGATATAAAGACCCAAGATTTACTGTTGGTTTTGATAATCCTTTAATAGAAAAGTTTGGTTTATTTCCACTAGCAGCAAAAGGTAGTGGGTATCAACCTTCAACTGCAGATTTAGGTATGAGTGGGGATGATTCAATGTTACAACCTACAATCGGTGGGTTTTATAATCCACGTACAGATGTTGTTTTATTTAAAGACCCTGATAAAGCTATAACTGAAGATTTTTTAAAAACTATGGGTATGGAATATACGCCAGGTGATACCAAAACAGCAAGAGACATACAACAACATGAATTAATACATAGAGCAGCACAAAAAAGCGGATATCTAGACTTTTTACCAACCAGTGAATTTTTAAAAGAAAACGCAACTACAAAATATCTAAAAGGTAATTTAGCTAAATATTTAAAACCTTTAATTAATGAAGTTCTTGCTGAATCTTATGAAGATAATGATGGTTTAGAAAATAGAATAAGGTTTAGAGTAAGTATGTTTAATATAAAAGATGATATGAAAAAGATAGTTGCAGATGAAATGATTGAAAACGTTGATGTTTTAAAACAAGATTTCGAAAAGTATTTAAAATCAATATCTAATCCTGATGAAGTAAGAGCTACAAGTTCTGTAAGAAAAATACCTGCAGAAAATGTAAGACAACTAAGACCTTCACGCACAGATGAATTAGTAGTAGAAATGGAGTAAGTATGAAAAAGATATTAAATATAGTAGGAGCAGTCGCACCAACATTAGGTTCGGCATTAGGCGGTCCACTTGGCGGTATGGCGTCAAACGTCATTTCTAAAGTTTTAGGTGTTGATAATAACCAACAAGCAATAGAACAAGCTCTTTCTAACGCAACCCCTGAACAGTTGTTAGAGATTAAAAAAGCAGAAAAAGATTTCGAAGTTAAAATGAAAGAGTTAGGTGTCAAAGTTTTCGAACTTGAAACACAAGATAAACAAGACGCACGAACCAAGTTTAGCAAAGATTGGACAGCACGTATTATTGGTATAGCTATGGTTATGGGTTTTCTTGGTTACATTTTTCTAGTAACATTACAACCACCAGAACAAAACAGTGAAGCATTGATTAATTTAGTGCTTGGATATTTAGGAGGATTAGCTAGTGCAGTGATAAGTTTTTACTTCGGTGCGTCTAATACAGAAAAATAGTCCGCCGACAAAGAAACTCATTCATTGTTTAAACTACTTTACTTATTATGGCAGAAAGACCAGAATCTATAATAGCACCAATACCTCCATCAAGTAGTCCTGTACTTGATAGATTTTTCGATTACCTAAACCAACCGTTAAGAACTGAAGACCCTTTAAAAAATTTATTATCAGGTATAACCGAGTTTGTTCCTGGAATATCTACAGAACTAGCTAGACGTAGAGGAGATGATTTAGGTCAAGCATTAAGTTTGTTAGATGTTTTAGGTGGTAGCGGCACTGGTGTAAAAATGGGTTCTATATTTTTAATCGAAAGAAAAAAGATGTTAGAAAAAGCTCTCAAAGATTTAGATACTGACCCTATATTAAAAATGAATCCTGACGCAGGTAAAACGTTACAAAAACAATTAGATGACGTTAATAAACAAATCGCTACCGATAAAGAAACTGCAAAACGTTATGGAGAAATGACTGATGAAATATTAGGTAGTAAAGGCACAGGTATAACAAGCCAGTTACCTCCAGCGACTTTGAATCAATTAATTAATGCAGTAGAAAAACAAAACAAAATTATGCGTAAACGAGAGGGTGATGATTTTGTTGATGACTTTTTCTTTGGTAAAAAACCTAAAGATTAATCTTGTCTGATAAATTAAAATCTTTAAAAAACGTAGACCTCAGTCATTTAACAACTGCTGAAGCTAAAGAGTTTACTATTCTTTTAGAAGAATTAGAAAAACGTGAACACCAAATAAAATCAACAAGTAGTTTTTTAGATTTCGTTACAGCTATTTGGTCAGAATTTATATCTGGCGAACATCATGCAAAAATGGCTAAAGCCTTTGATGATATTGCTAGTGGTAAATTAAAACGTTTAATTATTAATATGCCACCTAGACATACTAAATCAGAATTTGCTTCACATTTATTTCCTGCATATCTGTTAGGTAAAAACCCTAAACTAAAAATTATAGAAGCTACCCACACTGCCGACCTTGCAATTAATTTTGGTAGAAAAGTTAGAGATTTAATCGATAGCGAAGAATATAATCAACTTTTTCCTGAAACAGAACTAAAAGCAGACAGTAGAAGTGCGGGTAAATGGTTAACAAATAAAGGCGGTGAATACTATGCTGCTGGTACTGGTGGTGCTTTAGCGGGTAGAGGTGCTGATTTATTTATTATTGACGACCCACATTCGGAACAAGACGCTATGTCTGATAAAGCACTAGACGAAGCATACGAGTGGTTTATGACTGGACCACGTCAAAGGTTACAACCTGGAGGTGCAATCGTAATTGTTATGACCCGTTGGTCTAAAAAAGATTTAACAGGAAGATTAATTAAGAAAATGACACAAGAAAAAGGTGCCGACCAGTGGGAAGTTATAGAGTTCCCTGCTATTTTACCTAGTGGTAACCCTCTTTGGGCTAATTTTTGGTCTAAAGATGAGTTAGAAAGTATCAAAGCCTCTGTAAGTCCATCAAAATGGGCGGCACAATACATGCAAAGACCGACAGGTGAGGGTATTTCTATCATTCCAAAAGACTGGTTTATGGTTTGGGACCAAGAAAAACCACCAACATGCGATTATTTAATACAAAGTTATGATACAGCGTTCTTAAAAAGCGAAAGAGCAGACTTTACAGCTATAACTACATGGGGTGTTTTCTATCCAGAGGGTAAAATAGGTGAAAAAATGTACAATGGTGACGAAGCACACCTAATTTTGATAGATTGTATTAAAGAAAGATTCGATTTTCCTGAATTAAAACAAGAAGCACTCCGATTATATGAATATTGGGACCCTGATAACGTAATTATCGAAGCAAAAGGGTCAGGATTACCTCTTATACAAGAATTAAGACGTATTGGTATACCTGTAAACACGTTTAGTCCAGGAAAAGGACAAGATAAGATAGCAAGATTAAATTCTGTCTCTCCAATTTTCCAAGATGGACGAGTTTGGGTACCTGATAATCGTTTTGGTGAGGAACTTATGGAAGAAGTTAGTGATTTTCCAGGAGGAGAGAATGATGACTTAGTAGATGCAACAACTTTGGCTTTAGCACGGTTTAGAGAGGGTGGATTTTTACAACTTTCGACTGATATGGACGATGAGCCAAGTTACTATCCTACCCAAAGGGTTTATTATTAATTAAAATAGGACTATGATACGAAAATATGGCTATAGAAAAACAAGCAATACCTCAACCGTTACAACCTGAACAAGAAGTCGAGCTTGAATTAGTTCAAGACGAAAATATAGACGAAATGGAAGTTACTATCAACCCTGATGGTAGTGTTGTATTAGGTGCAGAAGAAAATAAAGAAGTAAACGCTAAGTTCGGTGAAAATTTAGCTGAAGTAATAGACGATAGCACACTAAACGTAATCGCACAAGAACTTATTCATAGTTTCGAAGACGATTTAGATTCACGTAACGACTGGTTTCAAACATATAGCGAAGGTTTAGATTTATTAGGTATAAATAGTGATAATAGGTCAGAACCATTTATAGGTGCGTCTGGTGTACATCATCCAATACTAGCAGAAGCAGTAACCCAGTTCCAAGCACAAGCATATAAAGAATTATTACCAGCAGGTGGACCAGTAGATACAGAAGTTCTAGGTGTTACTGATAATTTAAAAATGGAAAAAGCAAATAGAGTTAAAAACTTTATGAATTATCAGATAACTTACAAAATGGAAGAATATGACCCAGAGATGGACCAATTATTATTTTATCTTCCGTTATCAGGTTCAGCTTTCAAAAAAGTTTATTATGACCCTGCAGTAGGGCGAGCAGTAGCTAGGTTTGTAAAATCAGAAGATTTAGTTGTACCTTATTATGCTGTAGATTTACTAACATCACCTAGAATTACACACGTAATACATATGTCTCCTAACGATTTGAAAAAGTTACAAATATCAGGTTTGTACAAAGACATGGAGATGATGGACCCTGAAGGTGGTTACGAAAACACAGATGTAGAATCTAAAATCGATGAACTTCAAGGTTTATCTAGAACTGCTAATGATGAAGAATACACCATTTTAGAAATGCATGTAAATTTAGATTTAGAAGGTTTCGAAGATAAA